AGTCAATTTTAGTAGCGCAAGTAACACAGTTACGCTTAAAAATGGAAGTGATAGTACATTTGTACGCGCTGGTTACACTGTTACGTCGCCAAGCATACCAAATAACACATATATTACGAATGTAAACGGTTCTACAGTCACTTTAAGCAACCCTTCCGCTACTGTTACTGGTCCTGCATACGAAGGTGAGATCATTGTTACGATGATTGAGATCATCAATGGGCAAATTCAGGACATTCAGATCGCAGATGGCGGTGCAAATTGGAATAAACTGAATACATTACCCAAATTAGAACTTATTACAGCAACTGAACCCGCAGGAAAACCAGCAGTTATTGATTTTTCGTTTGTTAGTGGTGTATTGACCTCCGTAATTGTCAAAACTAGAGGTTCTGGATACGCACAAGGTAGCCAAATTGACATTGCAGTGCCTAAAACGATGAAAGCAAGGGAAAATATTGCGTGGCCATCGTCAGATCCTAGGTTAGATCAGTCAAATGCGATTAGTGATGCGGTTTATGGTCTTCCCGAACTCCAAAATGCGGAGCAAGAGGGTAAATTCATAGAAATTGATACTGCAACTGAGTATGGTAAGACTCCAATTGACTATAATTACGAAGGTGGGGAGATTGATACCTACGAAAAGTTCCAATTGATCATTCAAAGAGCTGCAAATGACAAACCAAGGAAGAAAGGAGACTCTAGAGGACTAAGACACCTCCGTTTCAAGACGACTTTACGTCCTAGAGACATCAGAGCGGGTATGAAGAAGCATCAATACGAAGAATTCCGTTTTGATAACCCTACGAATGAGATAAATGACTTGAAAAGAGTAAAAGGTGTGCTCCGTACGGAAAGATTAGAACGTGCTCTACCCGATAGAGAGGATTTTGACGATCTGCAGTGGCAAACTCTTGATGATAGATTGCCAGAACCTTTTAATGGAATATCACCTGGCGCAGAAAAGTTTATCAGACAGTTAGTAGAGAATGACAAGATCCGTAAACAAGAATTTATTGACTTAAATAGCGAAGCACCCGAAGTCACCGCAAGTGGTGTGAAATTAGCGAAGTATGATAGAGAAGAAGTCCGCACAGTAAGAGGAAGTGCATTTGATTTACCTTGTGCCTCTCAGTTCACTAAATACCTACTAAGACAATACAAACCTGATAGCAGACAAAAGTCTTCTATCACCATTACCTTAAACTGGGAACCTTCAAATCCTAGTAGTTGCGCTGATAGTACGGGATGTGCTACAAACTTTCCGTATAGCAATCCAGGTAGTTCATCTGGCAACACAACTATCTCATATAATAGTCTTGGTCTTGACGGACCGTTCGGTGAAGGGTGTAGAGCGTTCTCTGCTACAGGTACTGCAGTTATTCGTAACGATCTTACTAACGGAACGATCATTTATAGTAAAGCAGTTGAATCAAGGGGCAACCCATACGACTTCAAGTGTACATAAGGAGAAAAAATGGGATTACCAGCAGCAATTTATAGAGGAAACGATTCAGGTCATGGTGTTGCCATCAATGGTCACATCCATATGACACAACCTTGTGGTACTACATGTGCAACTACAGCGACTAAACCAGTTGCTGCTAAAGATGTTGAGTGTTTCTGGCCACCTACTCTCCTTGCTCCTGCAGGTCCATACCTCAGGACAGTGATTATTAATGGAATCATGCCTATTCTTGATCAAGACGTGCTCACGCCGCACAGAGCAGGGTCTAGTGGCATTGTGATGGTTGGTCCGTGTGGACAAACACCTCCAAGACCTATGACTTGTCACTGTAGTATGTTAACAACCGAAGATGCTAAAGGAACTGGTCATCCTAGAAAGTTAACTGCCTTGACAAAAACGGTATATGCGAATAAACTAGCAATGGGTAAGGTTGGTGACCCTTTAGGTCCTCCTTGCCTCTCGGTTATCTCCCAAGGTAGCCCAAATGTAATGATAGGTCCCTAATTAATGGCAAAAGCAAAAGTCGGTCTTTCTGGCGCTCCAATGATTGAGAGTCGCCCTAAAAAAACACGTCAAGGTGGTGGACAGCATACTAAGTATTCTGCTACTTCTCGTAATTCTGCTCGCAAAAGATATCGCGGACAAGGCAAAGGCTGATAAATACAAATAAGAGATAGTAACCTCTCTAAAAGTTCTGTTTATACTAAAATAAACAGAAACTAACATGATTCGTCCAGATTGCGTCCCAGAAATGATGTATAAGGACTTTGGAACGAGATATCTAATTACAGATCCACGTTCTGATGCCCATTTGAATAAGGACACGAAAAAGCGTAAACCATTTGATAAAAAATCCTCTGACTAACGTTTCTAGTGGCACTAAAACCAATAAAATCCAAAAACCTTAAGGTTTCTCGTAATTTCAAGGATTTAGCGAATAGTTTTCTTCGCAATCCAGTTACGAAAGACCTTATTGTCTTGAAGGATCAGCAAGCTATTAAGCAAGCGATGAAAAACTTGGTTTTGACATCACCTGGTGAGAAACTATTTCAACCTGACGTTGGTTCAAAGGTATATCAATTGCTTTTTGAACCTTTAGACCCATTCACAGTAGATACTCTCAAAGATGAGATTGTAGATACTCTTAGAAATTATGAACCTAGGATTGAAGTTATTGCAGTAGATATTACTGCTCAAGATGATTACCATGAACTTAGGGTTGATGTGGAATATAGGATTGTCGGGCAACCCCTTGTACAAACTATAGATTTTATCTTACAAAGAGCGGAATAACATGATCCCAACAGATCTTACAGCGATGGACTTCAATTCCATCAAGGCATCCATTAAGGATTACTTGAGGACTCGTCCAGAATTCACAGATTTTGACTTTGAAGGTGCAACCTTGTCATATCTGATTGATGTACTTGCTTATAACACTTACTATTCTGCTTTTAACGCCAATATGGCTGTTAATGAAGCATTCCTCTCTTCTGCTACTATTAGAGACAACGTTGTAAGCATCTCTAAACTGCTTAATTACACTCCTAGGTCTTCTAGGGCATCTAAGACATGTTTGTCCTTCTCAGTTCAATCTGAGTTGCTTAATGATGTCTATCCTCAGTATGTAACTTTGAAAAAAGGTATTATAGCGACTGGTGGAGAATATAACTTTGTAACTCTTGATGATATTAACGCAAATACAGATGCTAACGGATTAGCAACATTTAATAAAGTCGTGGCGTATGAAGGAACGATCCTGACTTACAGATATACCGTATCATCCTTCAAAAAACAGAAATATTTAATTCCTACCGACAAAGTAGATACATCTACACTTAAAGTGACTGTAAAACCAAACGCACAGTCAACTCAAGAGGATGTTTACGTTCTTGGTGAGGACATTACTCAAATCACCGCAACTTCTAGGGTTTACTTCCTTACAGAGACTGAAGACGCAAGATATGAGTTAACTTTCGGTGATGATGTCATCGGTAAGAAATTGGAAGACGGAGAAGTTATCAATATTTCATATGTAAAGACTCATGAAGCAGATGCTAATGATATCAGTTCATTTGAGTTTGTCGGAGAACTGGTAGATCAGTATGGTAGAGACATTACTGACATTGAGGGTGAATTATTTGTAAATGAGCGTTCACAACTTGGAGACGCACCCGAATCCGTAGAATCTATTAAATACACCGCTCCTAGAGATTATACTACACAACTCCGCGCAGTTACCGCACAAGATTACTCAATTATCACCAAAAAGGTGTATTCTAACGCAGAATCCGTAATTGCATTTGGAGGAGATGAACTTTCTCCGCCAGTTTACGGAAAAGTATACGTTGCAGTAAAAACAAAAACGGGAAACCTTCTAAATAACGCAACAAAACTGCAAATTTCAAAAGATTTGCGTAAATACTCCATGGCGTCAATTGAACCCGTAATTATTGACCCAGAGTTTCTGTATATACCTACATCTCTGTTTGTATTTTACGATCCTACTAAAACAAGTAAGAGTATCGCGGAATTGCAAGGATTAGTTCTAGGTGCAATTGAACAGTTTGCGGGACAAGAAGATATTAACAATTTTGGATCTACATTCTCATTATCCAAGTATAATAAGGCAGTAGGTCTTGCAGACACATCTATTGACTCTGCATCAGTGCAAACTACGCTCTTAAGGTATCTTACAGTCAACGCTGACACTGTTGACACCTATTGTACTAATTTTGGTTCACCTATCTATGATTCCAATCCTTCTAATGATGGAGGAGGAGGAAGTGGAGGAGATGGTACTGGAGGAGATGGTAATGGTGGATCTGGATCTGGTGGTAATGGTGGTGGAAATGGTGGTAATGGAGGAGATGGTATTTGTTATAAGGAACCAGTTATTAAGTCTGGTCAGTTCGTGACTTCAGATAGACCTGATGTTATTCAGTATTTTGAAGATGATGGTTTCGGAAACCTCCGCACATACTATAACAGTGGTTCTAGTAAGATTTACACTAATAACGGAGCAGGAACTGTAGATTATGCGACAGGCAAGATTTGTTTCGGTCCTGTTTCAATTTCTGAACCAACTTCTGTTGTTCCTGTACAGATTATCCCAACTAACGTTTCAAATATTAAACCAGCAACACCTGGTACAATTGTATCGCTTCCAATACCAAGTATCACAGTTGTTCCAATTGGAACCCAACCACCATCTACAATCCCGCTAAATAATTTGACACCTGAACAGTATGCAGTAGTGCCTGCTGTCATCACCCCAATTACAATTGGCAATACGGGTGATTTGAATAATATTGCCTGTTTCTGATCCGATAATATACTTCAATGACAACGAGTAATCCAAACAAGGTCTCTCAGAACGTTCTCAATCAGTTACCCGACTTTATCAAGTCGGATTTTCCTGCCTTTGAGAAGTTTCTTGAATACTATTACAAGTCACAGGAAAAAACAGGTCAACCTCAGAATATTATCAACGAATTCCAAAATTACTTGGATATTGATAAGTATGACTTTAGTCTTATTAGAAGCACCACTTCGCTTCTAGAACCTGTTACTGCAACTTCGGATGTTATCACTGTAGAGAGTGTTGATAACTTCTTGAATAATGATGGCAGCATTTTAATTGGTGATGAAATTATTTACTATGAAAGAGCAGATAAATCTCCAGAAATTTCTCTTACAGACGGTGTATCTTACGAAGAGTTTAGGGAAAAGTGGATTGAACTCCAAAGTCCTTACTTAGTCTTCAATGGTGTACAAAGAGTCTTCCCATTACTATCTGAAGATAACCCTATTGCTCCTCCTAGTGCAGATCATGTTGTAATCCGTCTTTTTGGTAAGTATCAGATTCCTAACGTTGATTTTACAATCTCAGGTACTGATGTTATCTTTACTGATGCTCCTAGATCTCCAAACCCTTCAGACTCTGTTGAAGAGACTGCTATTTTCTATCTGAAAGGTTTCTTACAAGATCCTATTCAACTTGTAGATGATATTTCTACACAATTTAACTCTTCTAAGAAAGAGTACAATATTACTGTTAGCGGAAATAGATATAACCCAGTTCTTGATGTTTACCTGAATGTAATCATTGGAGACAACCTTTTAGTACCTTTCACTGACTATGCTGTAGTTACTGAAGGTGCAAATACAGTATTGAAACTTAAGAATGCACCTCCTTCAGATGCAAGGTCTTATATTGCGTCTATTGAGGCACCTATCAGTAGTTTTGGTAGTGGTGCTACTGCTGTTGCTCAGATCGGTGCCAGTGGTGAGCTCAGTGGCATTAAAGTAAAGAATGGTGGATCTAACTACAGGATTCAATATCCTCCTTCAGTTGATATTGTAACTACTGAAAGTGGTGGTGGTGCTGCAGCATATTCTCTTGTAAATGGTATTAAGAGTCTTTCATTACTCGGTGGTGGTGCTGGTTATAGTGATATTAACCCACCTATCGTAGATATTGAAGTTCCTACAGTTTCTGGTGGTATTTCTGCTAAAGCAACTGCAATTGTACAAAACGGTTCAGTTACTGGGATTAATCTTGATAACTCTGGTAGTAACTATACATTTAC